CGAAATGATTCGACGATGTTCCAACATACCGGTGCGCTGATCCTGCGCTCGTCCGGCTCCGGCGCATCCTGCCACATATCGAGCAGGTACAAGCGCTCCATCTCGTCCATCCGGCTGTTGCGCTCGCTCCACCTGCTCTTCAGCGCCTCGAAGCGACTGTGCACGAACTGCGATGTAATATCACCCGGCTTCAATTCCCACCTCCGACGGCAGCCAACCCCAGCTGCACCCAGTCTTGATCTGGCTGATGCAGTGGCGGCCCACCCCGAACGCTGACCCAATTCTGCACTGCGGTACCCCTCTCGAGAGCGCCCGTCTGATCTCGTGGACGTCCGCTTCCGTCAGTTTGCTGTTGCCGTGTTCACTTCCCCGAATCCGAGCCCGACGTCCCTTTCTCATACAGTCCTGCACATTGTCCGAGGGCGTTCCCAGAAAAAGATGGGCCGGATTGACACAGCCTGGATTGTCACACAAGTGGCACACGAGCATCCCTTCCGGAATCTGCTGCTCGTGGTGTAGCTCCCAGGAAAGCCGGTGAGCTTGCATCCGCGGGCTCCCGCGCCGAGAAACTTGTATCTGGCCATACCCCTCATTATTCCTGGCACCCGTCCACTCCCAGCACTCATCCGCACCGTGGATGTCCACCTTAGCCCGGAATCGCTCTGCTATACTTCCCTTCACGCTTACCCCCTCGCCGGCCGTCTCATCTTCCCCGGCGTTGGCTCTCGCTTCGCCCGCTCCACGACTCCATACTTTCCCACGATAAAGTTCCGGAGCGCGTCCATCGCGTCGTTATTCCTATCCTCTGGCTCGTCACTCGTCACATTCCCCTTGCTGTCCGTCTTCCGCTTGTACGCCTGAAACTCTCGCTGCGTCCCCAGGCATCCCACGTCGCACACGTACCGGCTCTCGTTGCTGGCCGGGTCCTTCAGGAACGTCTTCACCCGCACGATCCCGTCCACGATCCGGCCGGCGTCCACGATCTCGAACGGCACCTGCGCCAATTCCTGCCACGTCTCCTGTGTGCTGGCCGCCGCCTGGTGCTGGCGTGTCTCGTGACCACCCCATACCTTCGTTACCTTCGGCCACCACTCCCGCTGCTTGCACATCTCCACAACGTCGTGGTGCGTGCGGTGCTGCTCGTACACTTCATCAATCTGCCGCAGCACTGCCCGCCCGTCCGCGTCGATGGCCACCTGCAACGCGAGCACCGCGTAGTGGCTAGGGAAGTACCCGGCGTCCACCGCCAGCTCCACCGGCGACTCAGCATCGAACGCCACCGGCGCCACGTGGACCGCGTACTCGAACTCTGGATAAATCCGCGCCGGGCTGGGCCTCAACTCCGCTGCCACCAGGCGGGCAAACTCATCGTCCGGATAGATTCGCTTCAGCCGCAGAATCTCGGGATCCTCACGCCCGCCCGGGTAGACCTGCAGGTTGTCCCACGCCGGGAACGAGAACCGCTCCCCCTCGAACACATTCGGACCGGCGAATGCCTGGTACAAATCAGCGTACCAGCCGAACGTATCCCACAGCGTCCCCACTGGGATCACCACCCCGCGCACTTCCGCCACCCGGCCCGTCGCTGCCAGGAACGCATCGTAGCGGATGCGCCCTGCCTCTGCCAGCACCACCACGTCGAATGGCTGCCCGCGCCCGGTCAACTCCTCCGGACCCTCATGCAGGGAGATCGTCTCAATCTCCACCCCGCCCCGCATCGTGGCCTGCCACTTCCCCTGCTGCGGTGTGCTGCTCCTCTCCAGTCCACCCAGCGCGCGCAACCCATTGATAATGTACCGCATCTCCGGCCAGCATTCGTCGTACTCCTGCGCGGCGATGGCCACCCGCCGGCACCAGGGCAACCGCGCCACCACCTCACGTGCAACCCACAGACTCTTGCCCGATCTCTCGGCTCCTGCTACCAGCGGCACCCGCGCCTGGCTACGATGCGCCCTCTCCTGCAGCGGGTACGGGTGATACCCCAACCTCCGAAAAATCGCCGCCTTCTGCGTCCACGTCGGCCACCTGCTCATCGTCCCCCAATCCCCGCAGTTCCTCCAGCATCGTGTGCCACTCCGCCTCCGCCCCGCCGGCACTCTTGACCGCCGTTTCAATGTCCGCCCGATCCAGCACCGCCTCGGCTGCCCGTAGCCCACGCCCGCGCTCTCCGGACCGTATCTTGCTCAGCGCCTGCAGCGCCCGCAACTGCACCGCCCCTTCCGCCACCCGGGCCAGCAAGCGCAGCGAGCGCTCCTCGAACGTGCACTCCTCATCCGGCCCATCCGCATCGAGCGAGCGCAATCCGTGGACGATCTCCTGCTCCAGCACCCTGGCTGCCAACGGCGTCGTCCGTCTCAGCGTGGCTGCCGCCTCGTCCACCGCCGTCTTCAGCCTGGCCGCGTCGTACTCCCGGCGCGCCTGCTCCAGCGCATCCCGGAACGCTGCATTGTGATACCAGCCCCGGCTCGGCTTGTAGTACGTGGACCAGCAGCAAATCCGGTCTGGACCGCGAAGCAGAGCGCGCATCGTGCTGCCATCCGCCAGCGCCCTCACCAGCCGGGGGATCGCCTCGCGTTGCCTGGCCGTCAACCGGCTCATCTTCAGGAGGAGATCGTCACTGACTGCCTGCTGCACTGTTCCAATGACTCCTAATCAGAGCAGCAACCGACTCGTCACCGTGCCGTGTGGCATGGCACCCCTGGCACAACAACATCACATTGCTCGGATCGAACTCTAAGTCGGGCCGCTTGCTAACGTGTTGCTCGTGATGTATCTGCAAACCCTCCGTGGAGCCGCATAACTCGCACCGGCGTCCCCTCTGCCCAAGTATGAAGTTCCTAAACGCACGCTCATTTTTGCGTAGCCTTGGGAATCCGTCGCTGTCGTAGCGCCCGGCCAATCCCAGACGACCTGCGCACCCCGCGCTACAAACGGGCCTTGCCCTATTCAGTTGCGCGCGCTTGTGATATAAAATCCTCCCGCACACCACACAGGCCACTGCCTGCCCGAGCTTTCGGCAGGACCGCGAACAAAAACGTTCATGGCTCTCCTTATAGTTGTAAGCCAGGAACTCTTTCCCACAACGCGCACATACTTGCACTGTCGCCTTCCGCGGTGTACGCTCCCAACGAGAACGGCCCGCAGCCCTTGCTGCGCACCCGACCGAACAATATCTCTGCCGCGCCTTGGCAGGGACAAACTGCACACCACATCCTGGGCACGTGCGGGTGTCCATATCTATACCCGCTTCCGTCGTTTGCCCTTGCGAAGACGACCGAGTACAACAGCCAGCCGCGCTTGCCGTCCCAACTTCCCGCCCTTCTTCGCCGCCGACTTCAGCTTCCCCGCCGGGATCGTCGCCCCCGCCTTCACCTTCAGCGCACGCCTCAGCGCCCCCGGCTTCTTGATCGCCCCCGCGATCCAGTACTTCTTCTTCCTGCTCTTCTTCTTAGTCATCCTTGCATCCTCTCCCACTTCCGCGCCATCAATGCGTCCAATTCATGGAGGTTCTCCCGACTGAACACATAAACCCGTGCCTCTTTCCTCTCACGAGGAGCCTCCACAAATCTCGCAGAGAAACAATAATTCCGGTGACACTTCTCACACACCCAAGCCACGTCGAGCATGCAATCAGCGTGGTAGCTGTAGTGGTGAGCGATCAACTTCTTACGCTGCCCGCAAATGAGGCACAGGGTGGGCCTCACGAGGACTCCACGCCTCAAAGCAGCAGTGACAGCCTGATGAGCACACCGGCCAGCCCGTCTCCTCCGAACCAACCACACATCATAATCTTCACCAGTAGGAGCATAGATACTCATTCCACCCTCGCTTGCAAGAACCGCAGCCCCGTCACAATCCTGGCCACCTTCCCCCGCGTCGCGTTCCACGTCGGGTTCCAGTACCGCTCCACCAGGCCCACCCGCTGCCCCGTCCACGGATCCGCGATCGCCAGGTCATCCGGCCCCAGCCACTCCAGGAGGATGACATAGTGCTCGTCCACGTCGCGGTCCTTCGGATCGAAATCCACCTGCGCCACCACCGGCCCCCGCTCCACCATCACCCGCCGGATCTC